AAGCTCTCCAGCCACCAATGAAATTAAGCGCAGTAACGACGCCTTGGCCATTCAAGTAAGCTGCTTCATCTGGGCCTAAGTAGATTTCAGTACCATCTTTCAATACGGCACTATCTGCTTGCAAGGACTCATTAGATGGGGACTTGTAAGGAATATCGTCATATTTAGCATCTGTCTTAGCCATAAGACCTGCGAGTTGTGTGGATAAATGGAATTGGCGATTAGCTAACGCTACTTTTGGCCAACATAAGATTTGACGTTCATCGACGTAGTTCTTTTTATTTTTCCACTCACTAACTGCAGTAGCTTTTTTTATTTCATCTGTAGGTGCATCACACAAAGACATAGCTTGGAACATACCATTAATAGTAGTTTCCTTAGCTTTCATAACTGCTGCTACAAGCGTGTTATGAGACCAGCCCGGCGCCAATAAGTTACCAGGGATTAAGCCAAAGCGAGGGAATACTTCATTGATAAGTTCCAAACCTTTACGTTTACCTTCTGTATCCACGCCACCTACGATATCATCTGCAGTTACCATAGATGGGTCTACATAATCGTAAGTCACCCAAACAGATGTTGCACTATTAAGCGCCCCAGTAGATACAATACCAATAAGCAATTTGCCTTCATCGTTAAATACTGCTGTGTAATCAACGTTGATAGTTAAGGCATTACCACCATTTGTAGAAGATACCTTTAACGTGTTGAGTAACACAGGATCTTCAATTGTTACGACTTTATCTTGGATTTGTTTTTGTGTAGACGCTAAAGTCTTTTTGTGTTTCTTCGGATCAAGAACATTAATAAAAACTACCGGCGCCATTCCGAATAAAGAGAATTGAGAGTACATCGCTTCACACAATGTGTACTTATCCCATTCTTTGGAGTACCCAAATTGAGTAGTTGCCGATGCATAATCATGACACAATACGGCTTTATTAGCCTCTGCGGGGTCTGTGGCTAAATGCACAGGAGCAGTACCTACATACACCGGTAAGGCTGCCGTAGCTTCTGTCATAGAAATAAGAGAAGTAGGAACCTCTCTTGTATAAATTCCGTGTCTATAGTTTCCCACTATCTACGACCTCCTTTTTTAAATTCAAGGTAAGCTGCACTCATTGCAGTACCTTCTGTTGCTAATTCTTGTTGTGCTTCAGCAATCTTATTGATTGGCACAAACAATAGTCTTAACATTGCTTTATCTTCACCTACTACGGCAGGAATCCCGTCAATATAGACTGTTCCTGTTGTAAGGCCCAGTTCTGCACTATTAGGGCCTAAGTAGATTACTTGTTTAGCATCATTATATTTAACTGGCTTTTCTACAGCTTCGGCCATTTCGTTTCCTACCGTCGCTAGTTCATCAGTTTTTGCCATTAGATAATCATCTCCTCTCGTATTTGTTCGATATCATATTTAACGGTCATAAATCCCTCCCAATACGGATAGGCTTGATCCGGAGGGATATCGGTATCAATTCCGTGTTTATCATCCAATACTAAACGGTATCGCTTAGCAATAACCGGATGGGTCAGTAACGCTTGTCTTGTTGTTTCAAGAAAGTTTGTAATCTCCATCCAGCCCTTTTCCACGTCCTCAGAGTACACTCCATGAATCAGAAATAGTTGGACAGTTGACCCCTGCAAGGTATCCTCGACCTTATTAATGCGAATAACAAGATGTGGATATTGGTCCTCCTTGGATGATTCTTTCATTTTCAAAAATCCAGGTACAACTAATAATGGATTCCCCTTTACCTGTGCATCATCACTAAAATAGTTAGCATGCACCTGCTTTAGAAATGTACCTAAATCAGTTGCTAATTGCGTAGGTGTCATTTGCTACTTCCTTACTAACTCTTCGAATGAGGTTCCGATTTGTCGTAACAGCTCCTCTTGAGCTACATTACCAACAAAAGCCGATACCTCAGCATTCTTTAACATACTTGGGACTGCAGGCCCATGAAATTGTCCTATTGGATATCTATCAGCACCTTTACGATACATCGCCCCAATATGACCACTTCCCATGCGAGCAATAAAAGCATTAGGGATTGTTCCCCCTCCGCCATTGCGCATTACCTGAGCTTTGACTGTCCGACCTTTCCGCTTAGGTGGGCGTTTTGGTGTAACTCTAAACTTAGTAAGTGCAACAGGTCCGCCCTTAGATCTAATAAATGCTGATAGCCCAGAGGGGTTTGCTCGCTTCACGTCAATCGTTTTCTTAACGTTAGCTTTACTTATAAAGTAATCCTGCGTAGTTTTATCAACGATTGTGTTTCGTATTTTAGGGATTGCGGTATTGATAGCTTTTGATGTCGCCCTTTTCGTTTCACCGGAAAGAGCGTCTATCTTAACTAGGCCCTCACGTAGTCCTTTTACGTCAATAGTTACGCTCATGAATTATTCCCCCTAAGGACAATATTCAGCATGCCCATATCTTCTTCGCATGATTGAACCAACATAAGTCGACCATTGAAACGGAAGATTTGATTGTACTCCGGTACTTCAGGTAAATCCTGCTTAGCCACGTGTACAACTATCGTATCGTAAATCAATCCATCAATATCTTGGCCCATGATTTCAACATGTTGCTTGTCAGTAAGACCTTCTGCCACCGCATAGCACAGCGTACCGTTTAGGTTGTGTACTTCAGCAAATTCATTTGAATTGATAAACACCTTTTCAATATCATTTTGCACAAAGTCTTTAAATCCCATATCTATTCACCTAAGAAATCGATAAGTTGTTCACGAGTAGCATCTTCTGGAACTTCTAAATGTTCAGCTTCAACCATTGCGCGAAGAGCAGCATCAGATAAAAGCCCCAAATTAATATCCGCATCACATGCAAGAATATCTGCAATCATGCTTGCCTTTGTTGCTTTACTAGCAAATTCTAACCCGATAGAATTTCCATAGTTGGAAATATCTTCATTTGTCATAACCGCAAGTGCTACTGCAAATGAATCATCTTCGCCGCCTTTACTATTATCACCGCTAACTACAACCACAGCGCCTAATTCAATTAGGCGCTGTTCTTCTTCTGCAGTTAAATCGGAGATAATCTCACCAGGATTATATACATAATCTCCAGTATTGATTGTGTGCTTAGCTTGTACTGGCATAAGTCTTACCTCCTTTAGTTTAGTTTAGTTTAGATCACAATACGTCCGCTACGAAGTAAGAATCTACATCGAATGGGACATAAATAGGGCGAGATTGCAATTCTAAGAATGCTGCATCTGGATCACGTGTAACCAATCGGCGCATTACGTATTCACCTTCATATGTTACGAAATCCATTCCCTCACCAGGAATGATTGTATTCGCACCATATAGTTTAGTAAATTTGGCCATGTCAGAAGCTACCAACAGTTTACCTGCAGGTACCATTTCCTTTTCTTGACTGTCAGTTGGGTCTACATAGTAGTTATCATATGTAAATACATTGCATTGAATTTGACCACCCATGAAACCAACATAAGTCGCGCCTTCTGCCATTTGTTCAAATTGTAAAAGACCCATTTCTGTACGACGATTATCAAACAACGCTAAGATTTTTTTATCGGAAAGCATTACTTCTAGTGTTTCAGAGTTCATGACCAAGGTATTCGGATTAAAGCCAGATGCTTTTAAGCATTTCTTTTTCCATTTAATAATGTTGGCCACGATTTCTGCTGCAGATTGTCCCCAACGTGCATTGCCGGATAATGTTTCTTTATTCGTGAAGTTAAAGTCTACTACGTCATCAATGCCTTCGCCCTTAATGTGCGCTTGGCCATTGAATAATACGTCTGCAGCCATAACTTCTTGGGAGCGTACCAAATTGTCTTTTAACTCTTGCGTATCTTGCGCCAAAAGCTGAATCGCGCGTTCCTCAGGAGATACTGTACCTGCGAAAGGCTGTTCACCGGCTAAACGAACCTTGATATCATTTTCAGTGATAGCTCGTTTTTCTTTCTTTTGAGCCGGTTTATAAGTAGTTGTAGTTACACCTGTGCGTTGGGATAATGGTGCAGTAGAGTTTGGTGCTACCCAAGGTGTAATAGTGCGGCGACCTTTTACAATGTCAAAAGAAACAGTTTCAGATAAGAATGTTTTTGTGTCTTTGAAGAATAGATCTTTCAAAAAGGATGGCACATCGGGAGTACGACGAACCACCACAGCAAGTGTTTGAGGTGTGTAAATATTATCCATGTGTCCTCCTTATTAACGGAAATAAATATTGCGGGCTTCAGCTTTAGCTATGAAGTCTTCCGCTTTTTTACCAGATTTAAATACTAAATTAGCTGTGGCGAATTCACCAGTTACTGCGATTTCTGCCACTACATCACCTTTTGTAGCGTCAACATCAGCTAACACCACGCCGTACACATCTGTATCGGCACGTTTAGCTTTTTTAGATGCAGCTTCAATTTCTAATACTGTACCTGCTTTAATTACAGCAGTATCTTGACCAATTGTTACCTTTTTAGTAACGACTGGCATTTGTGTGCCAGCGATTAGAGGTTTGTACTCTAACTTTTGTTCTTCCACGTATGGCATATGTTCTGCCCTCCTTATTTTTTAACGCGTGCTTTCATAACACGGTCCACGATTTTTATTGTTTTGTCGGCTTCATCGATATCTTCATCCAACACTTGACCAGGGACGGTGTTAACTTTATTAGATGCGTTAATTGCATCTTGAATCATTTGTTGGAATTGATTTGTTTGTTCAGTTTTTTCAGCTGGTTCAGGCTGTGGTATATTGAGTAATTCAACAGCTACATCTTGAACCGTAGCGTATGTTTCATATTTAGCGCGATTAATCACTTCTGCTCGCGCTTCGTTATTAATCCCATCAAGGGCTTGTAAACGGGCACGTTCAGCAGCAACGCCGGCATTAAATACTTCGTCATATACTTCCGCATAATCTGTACGCAACAATTCAGCAGTTACTTCCATTGGTTCTTCTCCTTTCTCTTCATATTTATCAACAGGCAATCCCTTGAGTACTTCCATACTCATTGGTAAACCATTGACAATTAAGTCAGTACCTTTACGGCAAGCAACCATTTGTAAAGACTCGTCAACACTCGTACAGAAACCTTTTTCTAAAGCTTCCCTTGCCGTTAACCAAGTTTCTTCATCCATCATAGTTGCAATTTCTTCACGAGTTAACTCCGTGCGAGCCTCGTAAATATCGATAAGGTTTTCTTTAGTTTTGCGTAACGATTCGGCGGCTTTTTCAAAATCAGCTGCTTCCCCAAATGCATAAGCGCTCGGATTATGAATCATCATTTCACTACCTAACGCCATATGAATTTCATCACCCGCCATTGAAATAATAGAGGCAATAGATGCCGCTAGGCCCTCGATAATAACAGATTTCTTATTTTGTAAAGCGCGCAATCGGTTGTAGATTGTAACGCCTGCCGATACTTCGCCGCCTACAGAGTTAACATGTAGAACAATGTTTTGCGATGGATCCAATCCTTGGAGTTGTGATAGTACGTTAGAAACGCCTGTATCTTCACCCCAATAATCAGCGCCGTTCATAACTACGCCGTAAATATCGACGTCAATCGTCTCCGCTTCCTGAATCTGATTCAGTGGAGTTCGAATTTTGAACTGAAATTTGTTGTCCTTGTTCATGCAACAATCCTCCTTCATCCATAGATTGGTGTTCACGAATACGTTGTGGTAAGATTTCATTTTCGTAGTCCATGCCTGTAAGCTCTGCTGCTTCTTTAGCACGAGTACTAAATGCATTCTTAACACGAATTTCTGCTGCAGTAGCTTCCTTCTCTGGGTCCAATTGACCTTGTGAAGGCCCATACCACTCTGCACCTAGCCACGCCTCTCGAATAATTGGGTCGTCGAAAAAGCCTGGCGCTTCAATGCGACCTAACAGAATAGCCATTGTTAGCCACTCTTCGTAAATAGGATTGCAAAATTGAGTAATAAATTCGGAACGTTGCATTTCAACAGATTTCCAGTACTCAAGTAACGCCGCTCTTGATGCGGAGTAACTTTGTCCAAAGTGCTTAACAAGAATTTCATACGGAATTTCAAGTGCAGCACCGACATGACTAATGAGAGATGATGTAAAGTCCGCAAAGCTCGTTGGGATTGGTGTTTTTTCTGCAACACTAACCTTTTCACCTGGTGCTAATACATTGACCGTGCCGTTGCCTAATTCGATTGTTTCATCGTTTTCGGAATCGACTTGATCCTCCTCATCGATACCGGTTCCAAACGCCATATCGTCTGGAGACTCGGACTCGATAAAGATTGCCATCAATGCGTTAACTAACACTTTCATGACTTCTGCATCATTGTATCGGCTAAGTACTTTCAAGTCCTCAATTACTGGAGACAATATTGGAATACCACGCAACTGGCCGCTTCGCTCAATCGTCATAACCTGAATGATATTCCGCCGTCCTGTTTGTGTGCCGTACTTCGGAATATATGTGTAATCATGATCATCGTTAAAGCCGTTGTACAATTTATTTAGTACATAAAAGCCAATCGCAGCACCATATTTATTAAACTTAACGCCGTGAATGACGTCGTTATTCTCATCTTCTTCCCGTCCTATATATTTGGGCGGAGAAGCAACAAGAATTGATTCAACAATTTGCAATCGCAAAGGATATGGGTTCTTATCTGTTCGATTGCTCAGCAGCGGTAAATTTACAAACGCGTCGCCGTATAAGAGCTTTTCATAATACGTTAGAGCCTGTATTCCGTAAAAGTCAGTTTGCTCTCTTGCATCACAATGTTTCGCCCACATAGCGAATTCGCGTTCAGTCTTACGTTCCCATGCGTTTTTTTCGTCAAACGTTAGCCCTAATTCCTCAAAGCGAATATTGGCTTTAAAACGTAAACCAGGACCAATGACGTTAGTCTTATTGGTTTTTAACGCACCTGCAGCAATAGGTGTGCCTTGCTGAAGGTCTACCGACCTTGCCCGTAGCATTCTAAAATTGGCATCAATATCATGCCTTGCATCTTGTGAGTTAACCTGGTATCCTTTAGCGCTAGATTTAAAACTATTTGCGCCATGGTTAGAATAACCAGAGTTTGTTTTACTCCCAGAATACTGCGTGGACTTATGTCTGCCTGCTGCAGTTTTCATAAACGACTTCTTACGTTTACTCATATATCACGCGGAATGACACGGTATGCACGACGTCGAGGTCTATTTTCAAGTCTTGCTACTTCATTACGCCAAAAGTTGATGCGGTCTTTTACCTCTTGCACATTGGCCCGAGTTAACCGACGATTACCAATGGTGTACTCTTTACCGGTTGCTAATGCTAAATCAGCCTCTAGCCAGGCCTGCAAATGCTCTTTTGCCTCATATATTGTCCATTCTGCCATCCTTTCACCTCCTTTCACGCATTAAAAAAGCGCCCATATTGAGCGCTTAGACTTGTGCCATGCATAGATTGGAACATCATGCTTATTAAAGCCTGCGTTTCCACATCCGTGTGGCACAATATCTCCATGTGTTTGATGTCATGAGCTGATATATTTAGACCTTGCCTATATTTATATAGAAATTCAGGCATTGCCTTTTCTATCACTAAAAATAAATAATAAGGGATTGCGTTTCGTGGTTGAATCACTACATATTTAGCGTCAACTTGTTGCGCCTCAGCTAAATACACCAATTCCCCTTTACTAGCAGATACTTGCAAGCAAATACAGCCAGACGGATATATTTGATCCTTCTTAGGTCTCCCTAGTATATCCGCAACTTCCGTAATTTTAATTTTCTTGTAATTTCTTAACATTACGCGAACATCTTTTGAAGTAAATACTTTTTAACATCTTCTATTTTTTTTTATCACAGCTTCTTGCTCCTCGACTGTACACGCGCTATCAGATGATACCAAAAATTCTGTAAATTCTTTTACAAATTCGTCATGCTCTTTTTGTGAATCGGGATCTGTACAGACTAATTGCTTTAACATCTCCGCAATTTCTAAGCCCAAAGTACGACTTTCTCGATTAATTTCGTTTAATTCTTTAGCGAGCTGTACAGCATCCGGTATTTCTTCCGGCTCAAAGCTGTCAATGTAGCGTGGAATATTCAGATTATAGTCATTGTCTAAAATAGTAGACATGCTAATGTTACTGGAATATCGCTCTATATCTTCCCTGCCTTTGTACGCTTTAATTACTTTTTCCACCTGTTCGGCGGTCATTATATTTTTATTTTTATTTTTGTGCTTAACGAAGTCTTTTTGTGCATCGATAAATAAAACGTCTTTGTTAACGCGATTTTTCTTAAATATCAATATACACACAGGTATACTTGTATTTGTAAACAGATTAGAAGGTAGTCCTATTACCGCATCAAGTAAATTATCCTCAATCAGCTTACGTCGTATATCGCCCTCTGCCTGTCCTCTGAAAAGCACACCGTGCGGCAGGATAAAGGCAGCTGTGCCAGAAGCATTTAACGAATAAAGTCCGTCGAGTATAAAAGCAAAATCGGCTTTACTCTTTGGTGCCAATTTATAACCTTCAAAACGTGCATCCATTTGTGGAACCCATGATTGACTATACGGAGGATTACTAATCACGGTATCATATTTTTTACTTCCTAGCATATCTACTTTAGCTACTTGGCCAAAGCCAGATGCCGCGGATTCCACTTTATAGTATGCAAGCTCTTCACCAGTAAGAACGTTCTTCTCTACTACTTCAGCATCTATATTAGCTATTAGTAGATTGAGTAGCATAAAGGCTATCGCATTTTTTGAATACTCTTCAAGCCTTAGTGCCACGGTATTATCCGTCTTAAATTTAGCCAAAGACAGTCCGCCTATTCCCGCGCACACGTCACGAACATCACTACCAGGGGTAATACCTCCGATTATATCAAGCGCACATTGTGGCGTGTAATCTTGCATATAGTTTTTTCTATCTGCACTATGTTCTTCGAATTCAGCAAGTAAGGCCTCATACGAATAGTAAGGCTGTATCGCCTTTAAAAGTACCAAACATGCGTTCGAATCAAGCAACGTCTTTGTTAGAGCTGTGGGTATTTCGTGCACTTCGCGAATATTTAATTCTTCCATAATCCTTTGTAGGATTGTCATAATCTTATCCCTCCTCCTCTAACTCGTCGTCTCGTTCGCTTCTTTGACGCATCACCTACTTTGACTACACGCGATGTATTCTGGTACGGTGTGTACTCCTCTTTACTACTCCGGGCCTCTAAGGCATCAAAGTTTGGATTCATAATAGCAATGGCCGCTTGATTGTAGTTTCTAATATCAAATGGCTCATTTCTTTTGCGTCCAGGGCGTAACACCCATTGCTCTTTAAAATGGCCATTAACCAATTTAGAAACTTTCATCTCTGCCAATAAGCCTTCAAAGTATTTCTTCCCATACCCCTTTTCATGGTCTTTGGGGAAATGGCAATACCTCGGCTGGCCCTTTTCTTGGTTCAAATCACTATAAATTTGTTCCTTGCCCGTATCTACGCCGAGCTTAAATAATTTAGTTTTGTACTTCTTCAACTTTGTAGGCAAGCCGTCAATCAGGTCTTTACCTGCACCACCTACGCCCTTAATAGGGTAAACGCGCTTATGCCATCTAGTTGAACAGTACTT